GAATGATGTAGTGCCTTCACCTATGATACTCGCAAACGAACTTCTTAGCATACTCATCGAACTTTGACCATCATATACGTTTGAAGCTCTATCATTGAAAATTGTATCGAGTTCATCGATGGAAATATAACAGTGTTTCGTAGCAGCTGTCGTATTAATATTAGTGGCTAACAGTCTAGCCTGAACAACATTTTTTAGTGGATCTTGGAGATGACACGTGAATGTATTTGCACTGCCCTGTCCAATGGAATCGATAGTTATTGTGTGATACTCATAATTGATATCTGGAATAGTCTCAGACGGATAAGTGATGAGTGCCATTTCTATTAACTTAGATTAAAGATCCACCAATTCCACCTATAATTTCATATGCAGCAAATTTAGCCACGTGTTTTTGGGCGCCACAGATTCCACCAGGGGTGAGACCCTTGGTATACGCACTACCTTTCTTTCGACCAGGGGTACACTCAATCTTATTTTCAAGTTTGGACATAGGTTTGTCTGTCACTACATTGATATCAATAGGCCTGGGCTGGTACATACTGGTATTTCGGGTTGCTGACAAAATGAAAATAATCAACACGAGCGAACCGATCGACATGAGAGCGTTACGATTGACTTTGTTAAGGTTTAACATTTAGTATAGGTTTAGATTTTTTTAAAGTGCGTTAAAGATATTTTTTTAGTTTCCATATAGAGAGTAGATGGACGAAGAAATCGTACTCGATAGAGGAACCACGAATGTAATGAAATTAGACGCCGACGAACAGGCTCTCATGGATGAAATTCATATTTCGGTACCACGACACAAACCAGTTCCCCGACCAAGTCAGCCCATGCGACAGTCGGCACCTCAGCAACACCAAGAAGCGATGGATGCATTTGTGAATCCCAACAAACAGTCCGCCCCCGCACAACCCCAGCAAGATGAAGAAATTGATTATGGTGAGGATGAGCCTATGTTTTATGATGATGACCAGATGGGACCAGGGATGGGTTCCCAGGAAGAACAGCCTTCTAAAGGATACACCTCAATTGATGAAGAGAAGGCAGACCTCATAAACAAATTGGGGCGTCTAGAGAAGAAAGGGTTCGCTGTGAACAAAAGACTCAACGCATACTCTAATGTTGACGAACTTCGTTCCGAGGTGAAGCGAATCACCTACAGTATCGATGTGGAACAGTCAGTTCGTTTCTCTCGGAGAATGCTTGTGGCGTGTGTGACTGGTCTCGAGTTTTTGAATAAGCGATATAATCCATTCGAGATCCAATTGGAAGGCTGGTCTGAGTCCGTGATGGAGAATGTTGATGACTATGATGGGGTTTTTGAGGAACTCTATGTGAAGTACCGATCCAAGGTCAACGTGGCTCCCGAGGTCAAGATGATCATGATGTTGGGTGGTTCGGCGATGATGTTTCACCTCACGAACAGTATGTTCAAGTCTGTGATGCCCAATATGAATGATGTGATGAAGCAGAATCCCGACCTCGTCAAAAATATGATGGCTGCGGTACAGAGTACAACTAGGGCCCCTGGGGGTCCGGCAACAGAGGCCCCCGTTGGTGGTACCGGTGGTCAGTATGAGATGCAAGGACCTGGGGTGGATATTTCGAGTCTCATGGGTGGTATAATGATGCCCCCCCCTCCACCAATGAACACAACTATGACTCAGATTGACGACGACCTCTCTGATATCATGTCGATATCGGGTGATTCCACTGGTGGTGACGTTAAGGAAGTTAACGTCGATGCAGGTAAGACCAAGCGTACCAGGCGAAAGAAGAAGACAGAAATTAATCTCTAATTAGTATATAAATGATAGCGTATTGCCCGCTAGAGGATATGGTTCCTCCGGTCAGGCCAAAGACGGAGGAGGCACCCATCATGAGAAATGTGAAGCCTGAGATTGGTCTCGAAGAGACTGAATTAAATTACGTCATCATGGCGTTCATTGCCGGCGTGATGATACTCGCCGTCTCTGATTCCATCAGGGCGTAAATGTAAACGTTAATTCTACCATGGGTCTAAAACACCTGTGGTAAATTTAATTTCCGAATAGTATTCCTGCTAAACCATCCTTTATCCGTAACACATTGTAGTTAACAGCATATATATGCAATGGGTCACCAGATCTAGATGCCGCTACGGATGCACCACGTATCATGAGTTTTGCATTATCGAGGCGACTAAAATTGCAGGAGCCGGATGGATGATATTGTGATGCATTCATGCAAAAGTGATACGCGTAGTACCTCGTATAGACTGGTATGTTATTCGTATTGTCGAATTCAGATGTACCAAATTTGGATTTATAGTAATTCTGGATCGTATGAAAATACATTGGTTTCATATTTTCGAGTAAAGGTGTACCATTTAAATGTATATCTAAACCAGAAAATGTAAAAAAATCGGTCGTATATGTATTCGTTTTCGATTCAAATCCAAAGAATAAAGATTTTACCGGATGATTAAAATGACTTATATCGACAGAGTTGTAACCATCACTCGTATTGAGTGGGTGCTCTAGGCGCTGAACCTGTGTGATAACCAAATCCATCTGACGTTTCACGATATTTTCCCTTTCTTCTTTATCGAGGAATATATAGTTTCCATACACTTCAATCTTCTTTTCATCTTCAGTAAGTTCAAGTTCAGGAAACCTCGTTTGATCATATTTAATTTTTATTTCAACCTGATGACTCTGAAGTGCGACAAGGGGTAAGAATGCTTTATGATTACAGAAAAAAAACTGAAGTGGTAAGAACCCCGAATTTACAGAACTCATTTTCGTATTCAACTCTTTCGATTTGGTATATGTATCAGCTAAATAGTTTGGCCATATATCAGAATAATAATCAAAATGTTGTGAGTCCACCTTTTGACCCCCAATGTATAAATCAATTGTGGAATTGACAAACATATCCATCAATTTATTGGAACCCTGAACCCATACCGCGTTTATAATATCACCAAGAATGGGTATAGTTATTGTTTCATCCTCAGCGTATATCGTTTTGATAAGCTTGGGTGACTGAGAAAAGTTTGTGTGACGAGTAAATTTCATTCGAAAGAAAGATTGTCCTTCATCACTTATGAGGTACATATCCTGTATTCCCTTAGAGACGAGTTGTATTAATGCACCAGACATTTAATAGAAGATCAGATTATAAAAATAGACACTTTCCCTGAGGGAAGTCACTCTTATTCTCTTCCACAGACTTTCCCTGTATCCTGAAACCACCTTGACGGTACACCTTCATTCGTTTGTAATACATCGCTGTAAAGATCGACCATGGATCATGTACATCGTAGATGTGAGGCTCATTCTTCTTCCCTTTGGTTTCTCTCATGATTCTTCCAATACTTTGTGTGATATCTGATTTCGGACTCGCCAGGATGACTGTATCGAGTGTTGGAATGTCTAGACCTTCGTGCGCTTGACTGAACGTTGCGAAAATGATCTTCTTCTTTGAAGACTCCTGGAGGGCAGCCTCTTTCATACCCCCCATGTACAGTCCAGATGTTTTAGGGAAACACTGGTGAAGGAATTCACAATGAAAGCGACGGTCGCTGAGAACCAATAATTGTCTCGTACCAGAGGAGGCTTTCTTCACCAGTTCCACTAACATCATATTTCTAGACCTGTCCTCAACAAGTTGGGTAATCATATTAGGCATAGAAATCTTACCATTTCGCATAGATGGTGGGGGGTTTCTATAATTTGGGGATTCAAATGTAACCTGGAAAACTTCAACCTGTTCCTGATTTTTTCGTTCAACTGCAAAAAAGGTGGGACCCATAAACCAATGAAGTACTTTTGTAAGACCATCCTTCCTTTCTGGAGTTGCTGAAAGTCCAAATATATGTTTGGGGCACATCTTGAAGAGACTTTGACTGAATACTTTAGCACAAATATGATGCGCCTCATCCACTATGAGTGTACCAACGGTATCGAAATCAGAGAAGTTATATTCCTTAAGAGAAAGGGACTGAAGCATCGCGATGACAAAGTCACAATTCACTTCCTTCTTATTCTGTTGGACAACACCTATAGTGGCTCCGGGACAAAACTGTTGAATACGTTCCCGCCACTGATCTGCTAAGAATTGTTTATGAACGACGATCATGGTTCGGTACCCAAGTTTACATGCTATAGCCAAGGATACCGTCGTCTTGCCGTACCCGCATGGTAAAGAAAGGACACCATGACCTGCTTGAATTGCTGCTGCGAGTGCTTCATTCTGATGTGTTGCGTCTCTGAGCTGTCCAACGAAAGTGGCTTTGATACGGACAGGTTCGGGTCGTTTGTCTTCTTGTGGTTCCCCAAGTTTAGTAGTTCCGTAGAATCTTGGGACGCACACTCCATTCTTAGTTGGTCTGAAAACTTTGAAAGGTGGTGGAGGAAATCCATAGTCGCCATTGACTACCGGTCTTACCGTAAGTTCTTTTTTAATTTCCTGGATTGGACCCTCACTTACCAGGTATCCAGTTCTAGTAAGAACGTTCATGGTTTACTTATTTAAAGGGGATAAACTTTAAATGAATATAAGATGCCTACAGTAGACGTTGAAGAGAACATTAAGAAGATTCGTATGAATATCGAACAATTGACCCAAGAAGTATTTAGGCTTCAGGGTATGCTCCAAACCTTTGAAGGATTCAAGAAAGGTGGTCTTACTACCATCGAACTCCCTGTTGATCCCAATCAGGCTGAAGAACTTGAGAGTGTCCAAGAGAATCCCGAATAATTTCCAACGTTCCAAATACCCTTGAAGTCTATAACAACTTCAATTTCATCACCCTTTATAAGAGACTGTATAGGTCGTCCACGGACTTCACACATCACTCTCCTATATCGGAATGGAACTTTTATCGTAAGGACACGACCAATAAGGGGGTCATCCACATTTTGATTCGTGAGGAGATGGTTCTTAGAAATATGCATCCGTTCGATGATGTCCGAAACTTTTTGGGGAATGATCAAGCGTATATATTTTTTGTTATTAAAATCATACATCGGTTCGTGTACTTTGGCTACAAACTTCATTGATTCCTGTTACGGTACATAAGAATTAAAACTATAAGTAACACGAGTGCAAATGTGATAACTTGTGAAATGACTAAAGGTTGAAGAGGCTCTCTCGTACCAAAATGTGCATGACTTAAGGCCCTAGAAACTTCAATAGCCGCCTCAATACTGGAATATGGTGTATTCCTAGGTGACATCATACCACACATCGCAACCTTGGTGCATTTCCCGAAGAATGGGAGCTGTCCATGTAGACTGAGTACACCCGAAGACTGACTGAATTCCCATTTATCACCTTTCCATTCAGCACCCCACCCAATGCGTATCACTTTGGGATCAGGGAGCTTGAGTTGTTTAAGGACCTCTACCTTGAGAGTGTCCGGGTCAGTCTTAAGGATTTCTTCCGTTAGATCACATATAACACATGAGATAGTCTTACCATCCGCAAGAACCACTGGTTGAAGGTTCCACTCAGTTTTCGCAGCAATTTCTAGATCATCAGAAAGAGTCATGGGATCATCATAATCTAGGAGAATATTGATGGCACCGTATGTACTTTCTCTCACCTTTTTATCTGCATCTGAACCCCAATTGTTTCCAAGCACCTTAAGAGCAGGACTATTATCGAGACATAGAAATAATATATCATCAGTGAGTTCCACTCCATCCGAAAATGTAGCTACAAAAGCATCCTCTTCGTATTTTATATCGACGAGTTCCGTGTTAAATATGAAATTCGCACCAGCATCTATGAGCGCCTGTTCCATTTTATCACACATCACTTTACCAGAAACTGACTGTGTATGAGGTTTAGACATTGCGACATGATCGAAACTCTTTACAAATTCATAGGCGGACATTACATCCCAAGTTACACCATCCATTATGAGTGGGAGATGTTCAACAAATGTTTGACCTTTCTGAGAGAGGTTTCCCATTGCCTCTTTTAAGGATATACCCTTATATTTCGTGGGTTGAGTGAGTACTCGTGCCGCGAGAGACATGAGGGCTCCGTAATCTGTTACCCGGAGGGATTCAAATAAGAAAGAATATATATTCTTATCAACAGGTTCAAATATATCATTCCATTGGATACCCATTTCATTAAAGAGTGAGTGTGTATTCACAAACGCACGATCGAATACGATTCGGTGTGCATGAAGATCTCGAGTATTCTCATCGGGTTCCCACCAAGAACCACCCGCTGAAAGTTTTTTATCATACACTGTGACTTCATGATCACCTGATTTTAGTAGTTCCCATGCGAGGGACATGCCTGTTGGTCCGGCTCCAACTATATGAATCTTCATTCTACTTTTAGAGGATATATTAAATAAGTCCAGACTTTTTACGCTCTTCTGGTGTTTTGAGAGCGTATATAACAGATACGAATATTAACGTCGAGAGGAGAGCGTATTCAATATCTTGGGTAGCACTGAAGGCTATGAGCATGAGAGACATAAACCGAAACACTTGATTATCGAACAGAACTTTCAGTCTCTCTGGGATCTGAATAGCGTTACCCGAAAAAAGACCCTGATACAAGATGATTAATGAGAAAACAATGGGTTGCGTTTTGATTAACATTTCAGCGGGTCCCGTAACGAATTTGAACGCATTCGCGATTTTAGTCATTTATATATATTAAGAAAATAAAAATTTTTATTATGAAGGGATATTTAATTTTAAGCGTTTCAACTTGTCCAGAAACTCGCGACGTTCTCCGGGTGATTGAATCTCTGTACCATTCGCGATCGCTTCAATCTCTGGCCCCGTGAGTTGTAAGGCATTGACCCTAAAGTCCAT